TCAATTTCTAGAAATTTGGTATCTTGATCTGAGTTTCTAAGACTAGGATTTTTATATTTTTGATTTGGATCTTTCTTTTCTTGGCGTATATGCCTAATTTTCATAGGATCAATATATCTTAAATCTTGAATCCCTGCCTGAGGATTCTTCATATCAATAACTTTTAAATAGTATACCCTTCCATCAATATACCAATTCCTGAAAATTTCATGGCACTTTCTATCAAAATCCATGATTTCTTTAATATATTTAAATTCAGTTCTTATAATATTTTTTAACTTATCACTAGCATTTAAATTTGACAACTCAATTTCTACCGGTGAATCGTATAAGTCACTTACAATAGCTTCATTTACAACATCTTCTATCGCATTATCACATTCTGGATGTAGAGACATTTCTCTATATCTACGAATTAAATCAAATTCAGTTCTATATACTCCCTCAATATCTACGGTTTGCCCGTAAAATCCAGATTGAATATAATAATCAACCCCGTCTTCAGAATTTACTGGGACGGGGGAAACTATAGAACTGGATTTCTTATCCTTGTTTTCAATCGAAAAACCAAAAAGTTTCGCCATTTTATAAATTTAAACTACTTTAATATAATCTATTTATTCAATTTTAATTGATGTCCTGTCCACCAGCAGCAGCAGAATCACCTTTAATCGCTTCCCACCAAAGAACTTGCATTTCTACAGTAAATTCTTGGATGGTACTTGTACCATAATCTAATGGGATTTGACTGATTGAAGTTGGGAACAAATCATACATATGATATGCTCTCAAAGTACTACCATCACGATCTAACTGATAAACAAAAGCATCTGCCTGATACGATGTAGGATCAGTTGAACCGGTATTATCGGATAATCTATTAATAGTATTCATCCAGTTTTCGAATGCTGAACGAATAGCAAAATCAGTATCATTGATGATGGTGACTGTCCAACTATCAAAAGTTCTGTCTCCAGCAACTTTTAAGACTCTACCTCTAAATGCAACATCTAAAGGTGCTATATTCGATGCTGGAAGAGCCGCAGATTTCACTAAAAATCTTGATTTGTCAAGAACATTAGTATCTGCTTGTGCTATATCTGGAAAAGATAGAACAACTTCAAATAAATTACTTCTTGCTCCACCACCGGTTAACTTACTTTTGAAATCCGTAATCTTTCTTAAAGGAGGTGGATTTAATTGATTTCTGGTTGCCATAGTTTTTGAACCTCTTAGTTAATTAGAAATTACCGATTACTTCTTCAAAAGCAACACCAGTTCTGGTTGCCACAAAGTTTAGTCCAATAAAGTTAATCGATCTGGCGGGTTTAATGTAAATGTCAGCAATAAACTCATTATTATCAATCACTGCAGCAGTATTGTTTGTTTCATCACAAATTACAACATAATCAAAAATTCCTCTCTTAGCTTGAACATCGCGTAAGAATGGTTCAATAGTATTTACAAAATTTGTTCTAGTTAAAGAATCATTAAATTCAAAAAGTTGATCTTTTGCAGCTCTTGAAATAGCTTCTTCAAGATAGATGAAGAGTCTTCTTACGTTAACTCTATCAAATGCGGATGCCTTAGCAAATCCAGTTTTATCTCCAAAGAGAACAATGCCAGATCCAGGTGAGAAGATAACTGGATTAATTCTATTTGAATATAAAGTATCTCTTTGGGCCTTGGATGGATTGTATGCAAGTTTGACTGCGTTTAAGATCGCACCTCTAGAAGTACCTGCTGGAGAATACCAGGGGAAGTTATTGATATCATTTCTTGCGCAGGTTCCCGCAATATCACCATTCAGGGGTACATATCTGAATGTATTTGAGAATCTATCGTACATGTATTTGTATCCACTATCAAATACCGCATAAGAAGAAGAAGTTACCGCAGAATAGAAAGAGACTACATTTGTCGTAATATCTGCTGCAGATCTTATAGTAACTTCAGACTGAACTGAAGTGTCTGTAATTGCAGATCCTCTATATGGTGAGATAAATGCAATTGCATCTTTTCTCAATTCTGCGACAGAAATTAACTTATTGGCAAGTGCTTGAGCAGTTTCCTTCCCATAACCTGCCGAACCCATTAATAAGAAATCAACTTTAAAATTATCAGTATTTTCAAATAAGTCATAACCAGAAGATAAATCTGCAAGTGTTGCCTGTAAAGATCCAGTTGTTAACGTGGATGTACCATCATAATTTTTTCCACCTGCAAGGGTGTAATTATTTGCACCACCACCAGCAAAAGTAATATTAGAAACTTCTTGATCCCATGCAACATCAGTTTCCAAGGTAAACCCAGAACTAAATCCTGTTGTTACAATACCTGTTGGAGAAGTTCCAGCAAACACATAATTAGAAGAATTTGCAAGATATTTTCTCCAGTATGAAGTGGATCCTACGGAATATTGAGCATCTGTTCCCTTGGACAAACCTAAATGCTTCTCAAGAATTGTTCCAGCATTTCCTGTTATGGATCCCTGTGCATCAATAATGACAACATGAAGTTCGTCAAATCTAGAACCTCTTGCAGCAGCATATTGAGTGGTAGTTGGGCGATTTGATAAGGCATTCCATTTAACTGTTGATGATGCATTCAATGTAATAGTTTGCTGATCAAACCAATCTAAAGTAGATGTTACTGATTCAGTAGCAATTCCAGTTAATGCGGAATTGCGAACAGTAATATTTTGAGATGACTTAAACTCATAAACACTATTTGGAGAGTAGTCACGTTCTGTTTCTGTTCCACCATTTGGAACATGTGAAAGAACTTTGACTCCTAAATATGCCGAATCGACTTCAGTAATAATCCCTCTCAAATAACCAGTAAGTAGAGTAGTAGTTCCAGCTCCTGCAGCGACTCTTCCATCTACTGCTTGTGTAACACCCATTCCAACTGTGATATTGGTAGTGTCACTAATATAGACTCTTTGATCTGCTTTACCATCAATAATTGCAACTCTAATATCATTGGACCATGATCCTGGATTTCTTGCAGCAAATTGTACATTGGGAATAGTATTATCATTATAACCAAGTTCAGTATAGTGCTCAAGACTCTTAATTTTTATACTTGATGCACTACCGACAAATCCATTGGTAAGTTCTGCATTATCACATCTAACAACTCTTAATGCTCCACCATATGCTAAGTATGATGCTGCCGATAACCAGTGCTCATAGTTCTTATCAACATCATGAGGTTTTCCAAAACTATCTAATAAATCGTTTTCGTTTTCAACTAAAATTGGTGATTCTACAGGGCCCTTGACAAATGGTGAAACGATTGCGCCGATTTTATCCGATGATGGCGTTGCTCTACCAATCGTTAAATCAACCTCTCTCACTACAAGTCCAGGAGATGCTAAATTAAGTGGCATCTTACGTTCTCCGTACCAGAATTATTCTAGAAATATTTATTAAAAATGTTATTTAGAATGGGGAAACGGTGCGTGAACAATTACCAATCTGGATATATCCAATTTATACCATCATTTTTAGATTTTTCTCTATTTTTTATTATCCTATTGATTGTACATTCTTTACATTCATAAGAATATGAAGATGCAAGAGTAGTTCTGTCTTTCCTAGTGATATAATAATCATCTATTAAATTTTTAATTTTTCCACAAGATCTACATTTTCTATCTAAAAAAAATAAATGCTCTAATTCAATTTGATCTTCAAATTCCATCACATATAGTCCCACATATAAGACTTATCACCATATTCATCAACATTCCAAATTTCTAAAGATTGTAGTTTGTTGCTTTCATTAGCAAACATCCAAGAATCTCCGGTTTTTTTATCAATAGTAACTTCAAAATCATCTAGTCCATCAGAAATAAACCCGAATGGAGACATGTCCTGCTCAATTTGATTTTTCTGTTCTTCATAAATTCTTTTACGGATATCATTATCAGTCATTTCCTTAAAATAAGGTTGTGCAACAAGCCACGAAAAAATGACAAGACACATTGCTAAATCATCATTACATCCTTCTTCTGCTCCAAAAGAATTATGCTTCTGTGCAAATGTTGTTAGTTCTGAAATGATATCATAGTCAATGGTTAATAGTTTATCATCTTCCATTAATGTTTTTAAATTTGAGCACCCCAGTTTTTTAACAGCGGCAGTCATTCTCACCCCAAGTTGTGATTTTTTACCACTGAAACCAGTACCTACTAATTGCCCAGCACGGCCTCTCATTGAACACATTAGAATATTATCGTATTCTAAATCAAAATGAAGAATATTTGCTACTTGGTCTCCAATATCATTCACTTCTACTAAAATCCATGCATTATTATAACCTTTTCCCACCTCATTAATTATACTGGGAAATAACATTGGTTTTATTTCGTTATTTCTATATTTTGCAACTACTTTATATGGAAAAGATGTAGTATCAAAAACTATAAATGCCGAATAATCATTACCCATACCTCTAGCAACATCGACGGTAATTAGATAATTGTGATCTGGCTTACTCTTTTCGTAGATATCAAGACCGGCATTTCTTTGTATTGGGTCTTCATACACAAAATTTCTAAGTTTTGATGGATTTATAAGAGTATTGACAGATCCTAAAAATTCACACTCAAACTCAACCTTAAACTGTTGTTCAGATGTATTGGCAATAGTTTGTTCTTTCCAAGCAGTATCTCTTCCAGGAACTTCTGACCAATGAACATCGGTTGGAACGTACTCATTTTTATTTCTTTCCGCATCGTGCCACATACGGTAGAAGTGATTCATACCGCGTGGCGTTGAGACTATGATGACCTTTGTGCTCTGTCCAGAAGAAATAGTAGGATAAACAGAGGCAAAGAAGTCATCAGCAATGTGATTCGGGATGAACGCGAACTCGTCAAGAAAGATGACATTATAGGATCCGCCTCGGACAGCAG